ATGTTTTTCCAGGACTGCACACATAACTCCAAGTAAATAGTCGATCACCACAAAGGCAATCAAAGCATATAAAAAACCATCGTAACCTCCTAAAAAGTAACCTAGCCATCCGCCCACAGCTGCAAATATCATCTGAACAACGTTCCAAATATCTCTCATTGTCTTTCCCTCACTTTCATAAATTTTTGTATATAAAAAGACGCCCGGTGAAGGACGTCATAGTTTTCATTAATAAGCACCAAAATAAACATAGCCACTAGCTTTTACATAGAAGCCTTCACCGGGAATGTAGATAGCACCATCAAAGGTATCGTACTGACTTGTTGTGAATGCTGGCTGTTCTACACCCTCCCAGTACAGTCCATCATTGGAGACGCAGAGCATACTTTCTTTAAGAAGTGCAAACTTGCCCCAGTCCTCCATCCAGATGATGTTCCTTGGATTTGGGATGTTGTTGTTGGCAAGATCCCCCACCCATGAAAGGTTCGTCTCTGTAATCTGGGTCGCATCATCGCTCAGCACACATAGTTTCACATAGTAGGTATAATCGCCACCTACATTGGTGTAGTTGAACTTCATCACGAATAACACATCATTGATTGAACGGATGAACATATACCGGGTGTCGTTGACATCCTCAGGGATTGTTGTGGTCCAAAAACCTGGAGTATCTGAGCTAGCTATCGCTATAGATTTATCGCCACCAACCACGCCCACAAAGTTTCCTTTATGAGTGGTCAAGTATTTAAAGATCGGTACCGAGGTGCCGTCAGATCCAACCAAGTTCCATGCGGTTCTTTCCTGTAGAGAATCGAAGCTATAAAAGACTGGTGATTTATAATACCACCAGCTGACGATACCAGAGCCTCTGGCCATATCATAAGCACCACAGGTCATGGCGTTATAAGCGCCAGGACAATATCCAGCATTATACCAAGTGATGCCATCAAAGGAAGCGATGACATTGGCAAGCCCTACGATTTTTGCAATAAACACACCATTCGCTGCATAGAGAATCTCCGGTTGACCATGACTCCACCAAGGAACGCTGACAACGGTCCACTGCTTTGTGGTCTTGTTCCAGTAGGACATGTAAGGAGTCTTTGCATAATAAACTGCGATTTGCGCGTTGCCATTATCATAGACATTTATCTGCTTCTCACTACCATATTGGGTATACCCAAAGTTGTTATAGTACTTCTTGGTCCAGCTGAGTGTTGGAATGGTGAAAAGAACATCTCCCCTGCCGCCAAAGGCTGTCCAGATAGCTAGGGTATTATTAAAAATATGATCATAGCTCATGGAATCAGCCCTCCTTTATACTTTCGTTACGCTGGTGATTCTTCCACCGCTATCCACGGTGTAGTTATATGTTGCTGTTGTTCCGTCTGCATATTCAATATAAAAACTCATCATATCCACGGTTAAAGTTGAGACTTCCTTTAAGAGAAGCTCCGAGAAAATGTTATCCAGGGTGATGCTTGTGATCCTTCCACCACTGTCGGTGGTGTATTGATACTGGGCATGATATTGATGGGTATCACCCTTCTCTACAGTGTAGGTCACATCAATGGTTGTTTCAGTCACCACTAGATCAGAGACGATGGTATAGGATACCCCTAGGTCATTCACCTGTGTTTGAATGTCATCCACTGAGCTTCCCACATTATTTAATGAACTTTCTATCCGATAGAAGGTATCTGAAATACTGGGTCTGTATCTTCCGACCTCTACACGAATGTTGTACCGGTAAAAGGGATTGTATTCCAAGGAGATGATCCTAGTCTTCACGTTGATTCCTAGGGGAGTAAAAACAATCTGTACATTATCTCCTACAGCAAGGTTCAAAAGCTTAAAGAATGAGATGTCATAGGATGAAGCATTCTCCCTGGAATCATGGGATACTGCCACATTGGTGACGTTCCTTGAATCCATCACCGGGATATAGTCGGTACTTCCCCTATGATTTCGAATGTTGATATTGTAACCATCGTACTCGATTTCTCCACCAAGGATGGCGATGTACTGCATCAGGGCTGCCCTTCTTGAGACTTCCTGGTTGATCTTCATGGTGACACTTTCTGTATAGTCAACAACACCCGCATTAAAAGGGGTTCCTGAAAGAACCTGAGCAAGTCCTGCAGCCGGATCTCCAGTGAAATCAAACTCCGTAATGTTATACATCTCATGGTTCAGGATATAAGACACGTGCTCGCAGATCACTGAACAGATGGGAAGGCTGCCCTGAATACTCTTTGATATCTGTACTATTTCAAAATACTGATCATCAAGCTTGGCAATCTGTTTTACCTTAAGTGCTAGCGCTGACTTTGCAAGTACAGTGAATGAAAGGGTATATTCTCCTTCCAAGGTTTCTCTGACATTAGCATTCATAACTTTTTTGATGCTTTGAAGAAGCGTACTTCCAGCATAGATTTCAATCAAGACTTATCCCCCTTTCTGTTTTATGATCCTGCCACACCGAGGTTTCTAACGGTGACAGTATTTTGATTCCACTGAAGCTGAGCTATGACTCTTGTTAGAATATTTCCGTCAATGGTAAGTGGAATAGTCACATCAAAGACTGCACCTTCAGAACCTCCAAGACTCCCTGATACTTGAGAATTCAGATCCAAATCAAAGTCCGTTGGAATAGCTCCTTGCATGTCTTTTTCCACTCCACTCATGGCTTCAGTGAATCCCTCTCCGATACCTTCACTCATGTTGGCACCAATACCAGCGAACACTTTAGAAGGAGAATGGATTCCAAGAACTCCTTTAACCCCTTTTACGATGCCACTGACCATGCTGTCGACTTTCCCTTTCAGCCAACCGATCATGGATGAGATACCATCCCACAATCCACGAGCGATGTTTTTTCCCACATCATTCATAGAAGGAATCGCTCTACCAAGACCTGTGACAATGGCCGCGATAATCTGTGGAAGTTGAGCTACTAGCTGTGGAATCGCTCGAATCAGTCCAGCAGCCAATTGAATAGTAAGCTGAATCCCATTCTCGATAATCTTTGGATAGTTTCCCGCTAAAAAGCTCACAATGCTACTAATGATCTGGGGCAAAGCCTCAATTAATACAGGTAGGGCATTTAAAATACCCGTTGCAAGACCCTGAATCAGCTGAAAAGCTGCGTTCAAAATCTGATCCATGTTGGCAATAAGTGTCTCTACAATAAGAATAATCGCCTGTACAATGGATGGAATCAGCTCGGGAAGTGCCTCTGCAATCCCAGTGGCCAAGGTCACAATCATCACAAGAGCTGCTTCAACCAGGGCCGGCAGATTGGCTATAATCCCGTCCACCAAAGCCATCACTAGGTACAAGGCCCCTTCTGTAATCTGTGGTAAAGCCTCAATGAGTGCGGTTAAAAGCGTCAGTACTATTTGCATGGCAGAGTCGATAATCATAGGAAGATTCTCTACGATTGAACCAACCAAAGCCAAAATGATATCCAGTCCCAAGGTAACAAACTGAGGAAGTTGCTCTGTTATCAGCGTAGTAATACCGCTTACCGTTTCTCCGATAACCTCAGAAATCTTTTCAAAGTCTCCGTCGGCTTCATTGATTCCATTAGACAGTCCTGAGAACAGGTCAGTAATCCCTGCCGACACTTCGCTAACAGCCGGTAAAAACACACCTTGAAGAGACCGCTTCACACCTTCAAAGCCATCTGAAAGATTATCATATCTCACTTCAGTGATCTGACTTAGGGCATCCTTCGTTGCAATTGTACTGTCTTTCATGCCTGCAAGGACCGGTAGGACTCCTGCTTCGAGGTCTTCAAACTGCGTACCAAAGAGCTGGACACCGACGGTATTTCGAAGAATAGGATCCTCAATTTCATTCAACTTTTCCACTACTGAATAGAAAGCATCACTCGCCGTTTTCCCACCCTGGGCAAACTTCTGAGTCATCTCATCAGCATTAAACCCCAGGGATGTGAAAGCTTCAATGGTTCCTTTGCTTCCGTCCTTAGCTCGGATGTTAAACTCCTTGACCGCATCACCAATCTTATCGATACTAAATGCTCCTGCTTCGGCACCACCTATAAGTCCTGCGATAAATTCATCTGCACTGAGTCCTAAGGCTGAGTACTGATTAGAATATTCATTTAAAGTATCAAGAAGATCTCCGTTTTTATCGGCACCGTTTTGAGCACCCGTTGCGATGATGTTATAAGCTTCTTCAGAAGAGATTCCGAAGTTTTTCATGAGTGCTCCTGCAGCTCTTGCAGATTCCTGAAGTTCAAAACCAAAGGTATCCCTTAAAGCAAAACCGGACTCTGTAGCCTTTTCAAGTTCCTGGCCCATGAGTCCGGTTGTCTTTTTCACTTCTGATATGCCATTAGCCACATCTTCTAAGCTGTCACCAAAGTTATGCTTATACACATTTTGAGCGACTTCGCCCAGCTCTTCCAGTTCCTGACCGGTAGCCCCGGTGGATGCTGAAATCTGATTGACCGCCATATTGTATTCATCGCCCAATTTAATGAGACTTGCTCCAGTAGCAACTGCTGCAGAGCCAATGGCAATAACGGTAGCTCCGATTGCTGCACCGATTCCTTTTAACACCCCACCCAGTTTTTCAAACTTCCCCGAGGCATCATCTGTTTCATTGGCTGCATCATTCACGGCATCAGCGAATCCACCTGCACCATTTTCTGCTTCATTAAAACCTTGATTCATCTCATCTATGGCCTGAACATTCTTATCCAGTTCATTCTCCATCTTGTTGAGGTCGGCTTTCGCATTATTAAGCTGAATGGCCCAGTTCTGGGTTCTTCGATCGGTTTCACCAAAGGAGTCGGAGGCATTTTTAAGAGCGGCTTCAAGGGTACCTATCTTATTTTTCTGAGCATCAATCTCTTTATTAAGCACATTATTTCTTGCTGTCATCGCCTGAATAGATTTATCCTGCTTATCAAATTGCGAAGTGACCAGGTTCATTTCAGAACCCAGTACCTTGAAGCTTCGATTGATGTCTCTAAGGGCATTCTTGAACTCTTTCTCGCCTTCCACACCAATCTTTAACCCAAAATTATCAGCCATTATGACTCACCTCCTCCTCTTTAGGCATGAAAAAAGACACCCTATTTCGGTGTCAGTGTAATTTAACTTTTTGATTTCAAATATAACAATCTTACTGTTACATTTTAAGTCTTTGATGTTACATTACTTAGAGTCTGAAAATGACACTCGTGCTAATTTAAAGTTTATTATTAGCACCAATGTCAACCCTCATCATTGTCATTCTTGTTCGTATATACTCATTTATTTACGAACGAATATGACATCTACAACCACGCTGGAATCACATCATCGATAAACAGTTCCATCTTCGGCTTTGCAATCCCAATAAACTGTTTGTGACATTCCCAAAGGTCCATGAGGTATCCGATAGGCATCAGCCACACCTCGTCTTCTTTTCGGTTAAGATGGGCTGTGCCATAGTAGATCAGTCGGGTAAAGAGTTCTTCGTCACTTACCCGACCACCTCGTTTTTTGAGGGTTCACTCTCCACGTTTCTCTTGGTTCCCCTCATCATACTGGCCATGATGGCATTCTTGTACTCAGCCAAATCAAATGGAGTAGTGAGAAGCTCAACTTCCTCTTCGGTGAGGAGTTCTTTCTTCTCATCCTTATTCCTGATGTTATGGATCAGTATGGACTGGTTGGCCAGAAGTGTAATCAGCCACACGATCTCGTCCAGTGCCATCTCGAAGTTCTCGGTCTTCATCAGTTTGGCACCTAAGTTTTCAAGCCCACCATAGCGTCCGGCAATCGCCTTTGTCGCTTTTGTTGTTAAAATCAGTTTGAAGTCGGCACCACCGATGTTTATTGTCGTGCTTCTCTCTTCTGATACCTCATCTACTTTTATTTTCTCATCTGCCATTACTATTTACCTCCCATTAAGATACCGTCACTGTAGCTACGGTTGTCGTTACATCACTGGCACCAACAAGGCTGAGAACACAGTAATAGTAATAGGTATCCGCCAGAAGATCCGTTGGAATATCAAAGCTTGCCGATGTCTCTCCGTTAATAGCAGTGCCTCCTGTTGTACTATCGATAGTGTTCTCATACCACTGGTATGTTACCGGATCGCTGGTGTTGGACTCAGCTACCACAGAAAGGCTTCCTGTAATACTACCGGCTGTTACTTCCGTCAGTCCTGCAGGTTGAGTTGTGATGGTAATGGTCGGTGTCACTGCTGTGAAGTCCGGTTCATAAACGGATGTGAACCAGCTTGAGATTGTAGAAGCTGAAACTCCTGTATCTCCTTCAGTGACTTCTGCTTTCCAAGGATGCTTGTTTTCTCCGTCCAGTTTATTTCTCCTAAACACAGTACCTTCTATGGTGGGACTGCTAAATGTAATGGAGTCACCCTTAGTTGCAAGGGTGGTGGCAGGAACTGAGAAAATAACTCTATAAAGCCAAAAGTATCGATACTTTCCATTGGC